CTAATAGGGAGTTCGCAGCTGCTAGACGAATGTTAGAGTGTGGTGTAGTCCCGTCTTCGTCTAGTAGGTCTGTTAAACGAGTAGCTGCTTTTGCAGAATGTGTCGTTAAATGACTTTCTGCTAATTCCAATATTTCTTTTTTGAGATTACGCACAACTTTAGGATAGCTATGGGCAGAGTACCCAGCTATTCTAGCGGCTTCTCGTGGATTTCCCTTTGCTTCTCCGAAAAGTACATTTAGAAATGTCTCTTGCATATCTGTTAAGTTTCTTTTTTGAGTGTTCGTTATAGAAGAATCCATGATTTGCGTTTATTATCTCCATTATTTCCTTAAAAGGAAGTTTATTTGCTTTGTTTATGTCTAGATCTAGCATAATTTATATAATATTCGTGATGACCCTTGTTAACTTAAGTGTTATGTGCGTGTATGTGTGTCCTTTGAATAATATATAAGTATATTATAGACATTAATATCAATTTTGTCAAGTAGTTTTTTAAAATAGTTTAGTCTGCGACACTATGTCAATAGACAAAATTGGATATAGGGTGTATAATGTACATAGGTACACCCCAGGGAGCCTATATATCTATATAGTAGGTAAATATACAGCTACCCCCTAGGGTATTCCTAGTAATATTGTCGGAATATTTAACCCTAAAATGTAGCCCCAAGGTGGTTTACAGAGATACTGGGGATTTTCTGGGAATGCTATATATACCTATACAGGTACCCCCCGTTGCCCTCGCCATGCCCTAGGTAATACAAGTCAATACTGTGTAAAATTTAAGATTGCCCTAGGTGTATCAGGGGGTTCCCCAAAATATTCCGAGTGATTACCAGTTGAAACCTAGTAAGGTAGGGGAAATTTTTGTAACTATTAAACCCCTTGGAAACTAATTCAGATATTTTTAAGACACCCAAAAAAAAACCCCCCTGTGTTACGAGGGGGGCTTTAAGTGTTAGTTTAAATATTGTTAAGCTATTTTTTTAACATCACCATTTATATCGCTTTCATATTTTGCAAAGGTATTTCTAATCATTGCAAAATCAATTAAGCTATAACTACCAATTACACCAGCATCTTCATCAGTAATTCTTTCAGCAATCTTTTGTGGGTTTTTACTTTCACAAATGTTTTGCAAATCCTCTAAAACTTTTAATGCACTTTTTAAAGTAGCACTAATATTTTCTTTTGGTTTTGCGTTTGGTCTTTTAACTGTTGGATATTTTGTAGCCCATATTTTATTAATTGCACTTGGAACTATTTCAATTAATTCCTCACTAGTGTTTTTAACTTTTTTCTTGCCACCCTTTTGATTTGTTTTTGTTTGGTCTATCCAAGGTGTTGCTACTTTATCCATAACCAAGATTTCATTTTTATCTGTAATTTGAAATTGACTTGAATTGTCATAAGTCATTATGGCTAGTCTTACTGCCATTGTAACAGATAATTCAAAATTTTGGTTGAGGTCTTTTTTTCTGTTATAGCCTGATTGTATAAAACAATGACCTCTCAAAAATTTCATTGTTTTCCAGTCAGCTATTTCAGTTTTATTTTCTAGCATTTCTTTCATTACTAAAATTACAGCTTTTGATAATTGAGGTACAATATCATCTCTCAATTTTCTACTCATATTTCTAGCTAGAATTAATGCTTTTTTTAACTGCTCATTAGATTTCAAATTGTCCATTAAATCATTGTCTTTAATTTCTTCAACTTGGTCTAACATTGTTTTATTTTTACTCATTTTAACCACCTTTTTATTAATATGATTAATCCAATATAAATTTTTTATATTTTTAAAATTAATCATTACTGCTTATAGCATTTTTTTTTAAGTTATGTCCACTAAATTAATTAAGTTATTTTTTGCTAACTTGTATATTTATGTCGCACCCCCTTATTGCGATTGAGAACTATTCTCAACACAACCTATAATAGTATTTACTTATTGCATAGCTTGATTACTAGCCATGTGTTTGACGCATACCTCTTTAAGTTGTATAGTTAAGAATATTAACCAACATAAAGGACAATATGAAAAATAAAACAAATACAATAACTAAACAGTTAGAAAAAATAAATAAAAGTTTAATTATTCATAATCAAATAATGACAGTTCTACTAAAATTTGCCCTTGATAGTAGTAGTTATAAATCAAAAACTACTGATGAGATTAAAGCAACGGCAAGTATGACTAATGAAATATTAAACTCTATTCACGAAAGTAGCCAATGAAAAAAATTGAATTACTTTTAAAAGCTATAACCAATGCAGAAAATAAAGAGTTCAGGCAGTTATATTCTAAAAAAATAAAACAGTTAATGAATAAATTAAATTTTGTACTAACAAAGGTGGACAAATGTTAATAACTTTAATGATAGTTAATGTTTTTATATGGGGTTATTTAGTATCTTTAATAATATAATTAACTTATAATGAAAGGAAAATTATTTAATGACTAGAATACTACTCGCAGTTGCATTTGCAACATCATTTGCAATTATGTTTTTAGGCATAATACTTGCAATACATTCAGAATATACTTGGGTGGGTTTGGGAGTTTCATTTGCAGGTCTAATTTCATTCTGGAGATTTTTACCAGAAAGAAATTATTATTAAGACTTGACATATAAAATAAAAAGTCATAGAATTTATTTATGAAAGGAGAATATTTTATGACAAGTACAGTTGCTATCTTTATGTGGGCAACAATTATAATGTTAATAGTTGCCAATTTTTTTTAAGGATATGTATGTTAAATAAACAGTAAAGCCCTGTGTCAGATTGACATGGGGCTTTTTTTATTATAGTATGTATAAATAAACAAAGGAGAAAATATATGACAGACCAAACTAGGTGGGGTATTCCAGAAGTACACTCTAAAAATAAAGATAGGCTGTACCTTGCTACTAATATTACAAAAAAATTAGCCGTCCCTTTAGGTTAGTATAGCCCTGTGTATGCTTGACATACACGGGGTTTTTTTATATACTGATTACATTATGACAAAAAAAGATTACATAGCAATAGGCAAAATATTAAACAAACATAGTAAAAGTGAACATATGCTACTACTAAAACTTTGTGAATATTTTAGAAAAGATAATCCAAACTTTAATGCAAATAAATTTATAAAATTAGTATGCAATTAAAAACAAGACAGATACAATTAAAGTTAAGAAAAGCTAACGAACTTATAATTAAACTAAAAGTAAAATACCTAGATAAACCTAGTGTCTATACAGATATAAATAGAATAGATGAAAAGTTAGTTGAGATTGATAAGTTAATTGACAATAACAAATAGATATGCTATAACATAGGTACTCAACAAGGAGTACATATATGTCAAATACACCAACAGTAGATACAAGCTGGGAGTTAAAATGGAAAAGGTCTTTACGTAAAAGACTTATTAACTGTTTAGCTCGTATCGAAAATGATGGTAAGCCAACACAAGAACTCGGTTATGAGTTAGCAAAAGCTAAAGAGTGCTATGTGTATTGGAATAGTGATACTGCATTATGGGA